ATAGTGATACCAAAGCTGCCTATCAGGTTTACCTATGTTAGACATTCTTAGTTTCCTATTGTCTTCTTTATGGTTAGTAATATTCTTCAGTAAGATTTCTTTTACATTCTCACCGAAGGTGTTAATAACCTCTTCGATATTTACATCATCTGGAATCTCTTTAGTTTCCATAAGATTGTAAACATCATCTATTAGTGTGTCGATGCCCACGTTTCACCTACCTTGTATTCTCCGTCCAAAGGACAGTTTAGGTTAAAATCAGACCCTGCACGTTTGATACAATCAACTGCAAGTCTCCCGAATCGTTCTGCTTGATCTTCCCGAACTTCTGTTTGAAATTCATCGTGAACATTCAGAACAAATTTGTATTCTATATTATGTTTATCGGCATATTCTTTAAGTAGAACCAATGCCTGTTTCATTACTATTGCACCTGCAGACTGTAGTAACACATTCAAAGCTGCGTGTGCAGACCTAATAATTAGTCTTCGTCCATCGAGACCTCTAATCCACCCTTTTTGGCTTCTGTGATCAATTGACTTTCGTAAGTCTCTAAGAGCAGGCGTATTATCAAGGAATTTTGCCTTAAGAGTAGCACCATCTTTCGCTGTTCCTCCAACAACTGTTCCGATTTTAGAATCTCCTGCTCCATAAAGGAAGGCATAGATGAAAGTCTTTGCTTGATCTCTTGATTGAAGTCCTGCAGCCATTTGATTTGCTGTATGAATGTCTCCATTTAATATCTCCTCAGTATAGTCTTTATCATTCATATAGTGTGCCAACATTCTAAGTTCAAGACCTGATGCATCCACACCTACTAGTTTTTTACCTTTAGGCACAATCCATAATTCTCTACATTCTTTACCGTATGGGGAATAAACTGCCGGAACTTGTGCCAAATTAGGACTACTATGAGTCATTCTTCCAGTAACTGCACCACAACTATTAACTCTACCGTGGATACGTCCATCACTTTTTACAGACTCTACCCAAGATTTTACCATAGCCACACGTTTTGTGATTGTAAAATACTCTAAAATTAATTGTGCCTCTGGAATCTTTACATTCTCAAGTACCTTTTCATTTACGATTACATTACCTTTTTCAGTAAACTCTTTAGGTTTCCAACCGAAATGTTGTAGATACCTGGAAACTTGCTGCCTAGACCCTAAATTAAACTCAGGATATGCCGTATATCCCCACTCACCATATTCATTGCAATGAGCTCCAAGGTCTAATTGCTTTTGGTATGCAACTGAAGGAGTACCGTCTTTCTTCAGAGGATTCTTTAGTTCGATTAGAGGTGTCCACGTTGGGAGAGGGGAAAACCGTTCGTGGACCTTATCCTCTATTCGAGTTACTTCTTCTTTTAACTCAGCCAGAAGTAACATTGCTTTACCTTCATCAAACAGAATACCGTTGTCTTCTTGTTCTTTGATGATAGTAGCAACTCGATGTTCTAATTTTATTGATTCTTCACTAAAATCTGATAGATCAGAACATAATTTATCATAGACGTGTTTAAGTACTCTTACATCTTGTTGGCAATACTCCAACATATCCATATTGAATGCTGCCCAAGGGTCAGAGTCTTTACCGTTCTTCTCTAGGAAGTTCTTAACATAGTCATCTTTATAATTACCTAGTCTTTCACCCCAAGACTTGAGAGAGTGTCCCCCGTCCAAGGAAGGATTAACCAATCTTGATAGGACGAGAGTGTCTCGTATAATAAAATCCCACTCGTGACCACTAAGAAGACGGAGAACAGGAATATCAAAGCCAATGCCGTTGTGAGCAATAAGAACTCGTATGTCTTCCAGAACCAACCATCTGTAGAAATCTTCATAACATTTATCCCCTATAAAGTTGTTAACTGTTTTATCATTATCCTTTATGGCACAGATACAATGTATTTTAGTTGCATCTAAACCATCGGTCTCAATATCAAAATAAACTTTCTTCACTTTCTATTTCCCTCAATCTTCCCGTGTCTTTATTATACATAAGTTGACAGGCTTTCCCAGTTAAACCGGCAAATCTATTTTTAATCACACGAATTGTTGTTGTGTTTCTTTCAACTTCATCATCTGCCTGTTGATTTCTTTCTAAACCAAACACCATATCACTTAATTGTGCAATGGCAGCAGATCCTCTGAGTTCACTTAGAGATACTTGTCCACCCTCTTCGTGTGCCTTACCTTGAGGTCTCTTCAAGTGAGATATGACAAACATACCTACTCCAGTCTCTTGAACTATTTTTCTTAACTTAGTCATAATTGCATCGATAGCTTTACGTTCATCAGAGAATCCCTCTTGACTAGATACAACCATCGATAAGTGATCTAATACAATCCACTTACAATCTAAACTCTTTGCATAATTCCTTATGACATTAATTAACTTATCTTCTCCCATACTTCCGAAGTGATCATAGAAATAAACTGGTTTGTCACCTACAGTCTTTTTCCAGAGAGTATATTCTTCTTCCTCAGTATAGTACTCTTCGTAATCTGGAAGATGTAGAGGTAAGTTAACTTCTACAGACATAATGCCTTGTACTGATCTACCTATCTCTTCTTCTAGATGTATGATAGCCAGAGAATCTTCCGTAGTGTTTAAGATATAAGATTCTAACTCTTTAACCACACTAGTCTTACCCATACCACTACCTGATGTGATAGTGACTAATTCTTTTTGTCTGAATCCATAAGTTAACTTATTTAGATTCTTCCAAGGGTAAGGAATAGATACCACATTCTTCTTCTTCTTTAAGAAGTCCCAAGTGTCACTACCTCTAATGATTCCCTCTGGAGTATACTCTTTTGACTCCCACCAACATTGAGTGAAATCTTTGATTCTATTTGCCATTAACATCTCGTTGGCATCTTTTAGTGGCAGCTTACAGATTTTTAGTTTACCTGGAGTAAACAGGTCCTGTATTTCTTTTACTGCCTTTTTACCTGCATCATCTTGATCAAAACAGACTACTACATTTTCAAAAGATTCAACAAAATCTAAATTTTCTTTGATGTCTCTATAGGCACTTTGAGCCCCGTTCTTAACTGAGACTACTGCATACTTACCATCAAACATTTCAGATATAGATAATGCATCTATCTCACCCTCAGTAATAGTAAGATATTTACCACCACTAGAGTAAATCTGCTGCCCGAACAAACCTGCACCTCTGTTAGTTCCAGTAATACTAAAACCTTTATTCTTAACTTGTCTTTCTTTGTATCCTATGAGGTCATTAGTATCTTTATCATAGTAAGGATAGTAGTGTGCAATTATTTCTGCTTCTTGATTAAATGCGACCTTTACATCATATTTTTCGCAAATCTTTTTACTTATTTTCCTTTGTCTGATTTCTGAAATTGTACCTCTAGGCTCTACTAATTGATTAGTACTCATATTAGTTGATTCCCTAGGTTGTTGATCCGGAGACGGGTAGTATTTACTACAAGGAAAACAATATCCGTGTCCATCTTCATAAATTATTAGATTATCCCCCTTTGTATCCTCACCCTTCTCACGACAAGAAGGGCAAGGTTGACGAGAGACAACTCTTTGAATGTTATCTCCCATAGTAGTTACACAGCCTCTTCCCAGAACTCCTCAACACTCATACCACCGTCTTCAGTTTTTCTAGACTTGTAACCTGGAGTCCTCTCAAGAACTTTGATTGCAGTTAGATAAGTTGGAGTACCAAAATTTGGGTTTTCATCCCCACCTTTCCATAGTACTTCTACTAAACTCTCTGCACCAAAGTCACTACCAATGATCTCACCAGTTGCAAGACGAATCATATCGTCCTTTAACTGCCATTGAGTAGAGAACTTACGAGCCAAGTACTCCTTTCCATCTTCGTCTTTAAGTGTCTTAACTTTGACACCTGCAGCTTCCAACTTCTTTGCCTCTTTAGAGTCTACTGCAATAGTAAGACTATACTTTTCAGTATCCTTACCTTTAAACTTTTCAGTTGAATCTAAATAGACATACTTTGCAACACCTTTAGTTACCATATTGTTTTCTCCTATTGGGTTAAGACATAATACTTTAATGAAGACAACCCAAATAAATTCCCCACTAAAGTTTTACTATTAAGTTATAACTATTAAGATATTACTATTAAGTTATAACTATTAAGATATTACTATTAAGTTATAACTTAAGAATTATAACACATCCAATTCATCAAATTCATCTATTTTTAAAGATTCATTGACTAATCGTTTTCTTTCTTGTTCTAGAGTTTTCAGAGTTTTTATCCCTTGGTCCACATCGAATCTAGTCTTCTTGATTAATTTATTGACTCTCTGTAGATCAGTTCTTAATTGTTTCAACCAATTGTCTTCCATTTTAATTTCCATTTTATTTCTCCTTATTAAATATAAAAATTACAGTCACTTAACTCTTGATTAGACATCATCCATTCTGGTTTGTTTCGTCTAGTCCATTTTGCAAAACCTTTCTTATGTGTTGCATAATATAATCTGTAGGCAGCCACAGAGTCTCCGTCTATCTTACAGTCATCTGGCATTGCCTGTGGTGGCTCTTCAAATACACCCATCTTCATACCTTTAGGACATCTCCAGACTAGATCATTTAGTTTCTTGAATGTTAAATGGTCTTTACCGTATCGAAACCAGTATTCATCATTTAATGCAACGAAATGTTGATATGTCCAGTCATAAGTCAACCAGTTCTTACCTGCCCATTTAGTCGATGGGTGATGTTTATGTGTTGCCTTATATAATCTCTCATCATCATTACCGTACTCTCTATGTACAGTGGATAGAATCTGTCCTGTCTCTAGAATCATCTTAACGATATGTTTATCACACATCATCTCGGCTGCCTTTCTAGGGTTTTTATCTAGGTAAAATATATTCATCAGTTCCACTCCAAAAATTTATATATATGTGCAATTACATCAACGGTCCAACCATTACCCAACATCTTATATCTTTGACCTTTTGCCACACCTTGAGTATAACCATCTGGTACTGTCTGTAATCTTTCACACTCTGTAGGTGTAAGTCTACGGAACTTTGTATCAAAGTCAACCCAAATCTGTGGGATAGATGAATGTCCGGCTGACAAAGTGTTACTCGGAACATCGAATCTCCTGACTCTATCTTGTTGTGATGAAAAACCTCTACCTGAACTATCAAATTGCCAGTAATTAGGTGTCTTTCTCATTAAATGATAATTAGGTATGTCTTTAACTACTACATCTTGTGTGTAATCTTCAACTAGTACATCAGATATTACTAAACCTTTATTCTCTGGTTGAACAATATTAGGAATATTTGTCCAGTAATATCTTTCTCTATTCTGTGCCGAAACGGTATTACTATTGATCAAGTGTTTATATACAGTACCTAATGCTGCCTCAGTAT